CAGGGGACATGCTTCGCGCGTTGAAAACGATGTGCGTTGCCAGGTGGCGACATCGATGTCAGGGCCGAGCTCCTCTGTCCCGTTGATGGTGAAAGTCCAACTCGAAAAGAACCTTTCCAATTCGTACTGCATCTCAACTGAGATGCCGTAGGCGCGTGAGAAAGACTCACGCGCGCAGTCTGAAATGGCCTTGGGGGCCAGACGCTCTAATTGTCTCAATCCCATAGCCTTCAACTCAAGCCCGACACGATAATACATGTCGTCCGTCTCTTGCAAGACGATGCTATCATTGGTGGCAGCATTGCGAATCATCGCTTCAGCAAATGCTTGCATGACTGGCACTCCCAAGTTGAGTACCATCTCTGCCATGCCTATGGTGTGTATGAGCTTACGTCTAGCCTTGTCAGAGTCTACATATTTAACCCCAGACATTGCCGTTGAGAAAACCTTGAACGGGTTCCTCACGAACTTGTACTTGCCTGGCTCGTACTGTATGGGGTGACACTGACACCACTCAACGCCCTCAATTGTTTCTGAGACGTTCTCGATCTTGCATTCCATGCCGAACTCGAGGAAGGTGGGTTTGACGTTCGCCAGAACCCATTCTAAATTCTCGTACTCCACTATTAGCAGACAATCATCGCCGTCAAGAAGCATGTCGTACTTCTTACCGCGCATGAAAGCTCTGCCCATGAGGGCCGTCAATAGACTGTTACCTACGGCTGTGTTAAAGTCACCAGATTTCCGCCCTCCTTCGGCGACGTACCTGATGCCTTGTGATGTCACTCCTCGGGTTTTCAGCTGCTGATTAAGTAATCTGCGAAACTCATTATGCTTGCACATATGTAAGTAAACGGAAAACTCAATTTGCAGGAGAAGACGATGAACATGCTGGTCAAACCTCTTCTGATCGAGAGATAACACAACCGGTCGCACAAAGTTTGTCAACTTAGTGGTCAGCAAGGCGGCCCTCGCTGCTAGTGACAAACCTTTACCTATGAATCGGGTGGCGGGAAAATCTCTTCCGTCACCTGTCACAGCGTATATGCGGTGCTCACACGGCTTAAGGAACCGCGCAAGCGCCACACAGTACTTGGCGCTACGAAACTGGATCATTCGCGGATCGGCGTTGCCGTCATTAAAT